AAGCGATCGGTAGCCGCAGTCAAATCGAAGCTGTAGGCAAACCCGGCTTTAACGGCTTTGTCTTGAGACCTTCTAATAGAGGCCTCTTGATCAAATGTTCCGTCATTCGGGATAACCTTTAATAAAGCGAACATGGCATCATGGAGAGGAGACATACAAGACTGAGTCACTGCATCTAAGAGAGCAAACAGCCGGATTTTTCCAGCTGCTTCCTCCTTAACTGCAAACTGACTTAAAGCCTTGTTGGCTCCTATTCCATAAAGCTTCAATGAGTCCTTAAGGGCTCTTGAATCGTGACGGTAGAGAGGTCTTCCGGTTTTTACACCTTTGAACTCAATACCATCGTACGACATGAGTCGTTTCATTAATCGGTATCCTTCGTCGAGTTTCACTACAAATTCGGTGACACGTGGATCTACCGCATGCAGGTAATACAGAAGTTCCTGCCACAGGGCAGGTGCGTGGGTACAGAGTTGCCAGATATCTGTCAAGTATCCAAGACAAGCCATTTTATTCGACGGCGAAGCCGATCGAGATAAAACGGGTGTTCTTGGAGACAGAGACAGAGATCTGACGTTCTCGAACCCTCTAAGTCTATCGAAGAAAATTAATTCTTTCGATAGGTTAGAAAGGTTCTGTAACCCCACAGCATCTCCTGAAAAAGGGGCCGTTATGGTTGACAATTTCAACTCTCCAGGTATTTGTAATACCCGGTAAAGATTGAAAAGTCCTGACCAGAAACGGATCGTCGGAACATGTCCACGTCTGATTCTCTCCCTTTCGGGAAGAGGAATCATACGCGGCAATCCAGATCGAAGCCCTGGCATTGGAATACCAGGTTGTAAAGCTCTCAACGATTTCAGATTATCCTGTCCTAGCGCTTTTTGAAGCGCTACGTGCATGGCCTTCAGCCACTTCACAGTGGATGTAGAACCATGCGCAGTATTATATTCTAATACGGCAGCGATGAATCTTTTCGTGAGGAAAATTACTCGAGCCAGTCTACGTATTCTACCCATAGCAAGAATTGAATTCATTGCTAGAGGTTTGAACAACGTAGTACCGAGTCTATCGGTAAGCGGAATCATTTTTGTAACATTAACGTAAGCAGTTTTTAGTAAGTTTAATATATTTAATCTTTTCATAAGAAAATATTAATATCTAAGCTACTATAGCTGGTTAGTCGATGATATCATTTTATAGGGGTTCAGTCCCCGAAATGCCGGTTTTACCCGGGACGCGCTATGTTGAGTTCTCTGGGGTTACAGTTTTCACTGTTGCCCAGGCGCTCCTACCATAGTCCGTTATGTCTAGACAGACATGCGTCATGCTACGAAAATTTCCGTTATCCCCACACATTGGATGCGCAGGGGCGGACGATCCTTTGATCGCTACTCACTCTGGTTCTCAGCATGGGACTCTTAAGAGTTCGATTACTGTAACCGTAGAGCGTACTAAGTTGGCGTTACCAAGTCCAGGAAGAATCACAGGGCAGTAAGGGCAGTTCGGTATCTATCCGATCGGGCCTAGTGCGCTGCAATGCTCCCCGGGTTGCTTGGAATACTCAACGTTTCCCTAGGACGATAACCATTGAAACTTTCGGTCCGCGAAATCGCTTAACAGCGAGGGTGCGGGTTTCCGAAGCC